TCCAGAATTTGCTCAAGATCTTAACGCATATCACTCTGTAGACGCAGAAGCTGAGTTAACTTCACTATTAAGTGAGTATATCTCAATGGAAATCGATCTAGAGATTTTAGATATGTTGATCGTTGATGCTAATACAACTGAAAGATGGTCAGCTGAGAACAATAAGATCTATCAAGGAGCTTCTTGGACTACTTCAACATCTGACTTCTACAACACTCAAGGGCAGTGGTTCCAAACTTTAGGTACTAAGATTCAAAAAGTATCTAATAAAATTCACCAGAAAACGTTAAGAGGTGGTGCTAATTTCTTAGTAGTATCTCCAACTGTTGCTACAATCCTAGAATCTATTCCTGGATATGCAGCTGCTACAAATGGTGATCAAGACCAATTTGCAATGGGCGTACAAAAAGTTGGTGCATTAAACAACAGATTCCAGGTTTACAAGAACCCTTATATGACTGAGAACATCGTTCTTATGGGATATAGAGGATCTCAATTCCTAGAAGCTGGTGCAGTTTATGCTCCTTACGTACCATTAATGATGACTCCTTTAGTATACGATCCAGAAACCTTCACTCCTAGAAAAGGTTTAATGACTAGATATGCTAAGAAGATGATCAGACCTGAATTCTACGGAAAAATTGATATTATTGATTTAGATACTATCTAATATTTCTTTTAGAATTTATATATTAAGAGAGGCCTTCGGGCCTCTTTTTTTGTTACTATTTATATGTAAACTAGTTTAAATGGCTGATATCGCAATTTGGGGAGGTAGTTCTACGTTTACTACCGGTTCAACACCTTTTGGATTTTACGACACTGATTCAGAGTTTCAAACTGATGCAGATAAAGTTGCTAAGTTTGCTGCTAGCAGATTAGGATTTCCTTTGATGGATGTTGAGTTGGATAGCGGATCTTTTTATACTTGCTTTGAAGAAGCAATAACTACTTATGGTAATGAAGTATTTCAATATAAAATAAAAGAAAATTACCTTAATTTAGAAGGATCAACTACAGGTAGTAGTTTAAATAATAAACTATTAGACCCATCACTAACAAGAATAGTAAAAATATCTAAACACTACGGTACTGAAGCCGGTGTTGGAGGTAACGTAACAAAATATACTGGATCTTTAGCATTAAGTGCTTCTCAACAACTATATAACTTAGATACTTGGGCAACAGATAATAGTATTACAGGAGGAATAGAGATAAGAAAAGTATTTTACGAAGCTCCACCTGCTATACAACGTTACTTTGACCCATATGCTGGTACAGGAACAGGTATACAGTCATTAATGTCAGCATTTGACTTCGGTTCATTTAGTCCAGGTATTAATTTTATGATGATGCCTATATCTTACGATGTAGCATTACTACAAGGTATAGAATTTAACGATCAAATACGTAAATCATCATATTCTTTCGAAATAGTTAATAATCAATTAAGAATATTCCCAGTACCAACAGCAACTGGTAGTCTTTACTTTGAATATTATAAAGAAGAAGATAAAAATAAAGCTAATTTCGATACAAGTGTTAATAAAATAACTAATATAGCTGAAGTACCTTATGATAATCCAACTTACTCACACATAAACAGTGTAGGAAGACAGTGGATATTTAGATACACGTTAGCACTAGCTAAAGAAATGTTAGCATACGTGAGAGGTAAGTACGGAACTGTACCTATTCCAGGTTCTGAAGCAACTTTAAACCAAGCAGACCTACTCGCAGATGCAAGAACTGAAAAAACCGACCTTATTACAAGTTTAAGAGAGATGTTAGATGCTACTTCAAGGGGTGCTCAATTAGAAGCACAAGCAAAAGAAGCAGAAGACGTTCAAAACACGTTAAAATCAGTTCCAATGACTATATATGTAGGTTAATGAAGTTAATTCCACTAATATTAGAGATAGAGTACAGAACCTACGAAGCTATGGTTAAAGTAACCTATGGCGAAGAAGGAGCTAAAGGGTATGATGATGCCTTACGTGCTTTACCTGGTGTAACAACTATCACTATAGCTTCAGAAGATAGTGAATCAAGCTTAGCAACATATAAAGTTAAGTTAATCAGTCAAAAAGAGCCTATAGAGGCTTTTAAATCATTTAAAGATAACGCAACCACTAAATATAGTAACATAGTCAACATAGAGGTTGGGGAACAAACAATAGAAGAGAAATAATGTTATTCGGATCAAGTAGAGACTTTAATTTAATGACTAAACTTAGTCGTGAACTCATCAGAGATGTAGTTGAGCAAGAGATCCTATACCATAAGATAAGTTTAGAAGATACAGACGTTAATTTATACGGAGAAGCAATGCAGAAGTCGTATTTTAATGCTGTAAAACTAAATTGTTTAATAACTAGAGGTGATCAAGTCATAGATATACAAGAATTTGGTCCAGACTTAGGTAGAGAAGCGTCATTTGCGTTTATTAGAAAGGATCTCCTTGAAGCTAACGTAGTAGCAGAGGTAGGAGACATATTAGAATGGCATAATGACTTTTACGAGGTAGATACAGTAAGAGAAAATCAATTATTCTTAGGAAGAGACAGTGGATACAATTTAGCATCATATGCTAACAACTTTGGATCGTCTGCATCAATAATTGTTGATTGTCACTTAACTAGAGCCGATAGAGTAGGTATAAGTGAAGTAGTATATAGATAATATGGCAGGAAATAAACCAATACCACAGTACGAAGTACAAAATAACCTTCAAGATAGGGGATTACAAGTATCTAGAGACAACGATACTGTACAAACTATAACTGTAGGCGTTAAAGACATTGATGAAGCTATTTTTTATTACTTTAATCAAGTACTTAAACCACAAATTACTCAAAATGGTAATCTAATTAACGTACCTTTAGTGTATGCTTCACCAGAAAGATGGGCAGCTATGCAGAAAGATGGATATTACCGTGATAAAAATGGTAAAATGCAAGCTCCTCTAATTACATTCAGAAGAGATAATATAGAAAAGAATAGAAACTTAGGTAATAAGTTAGATGGTAACAATCCACAAAACTTCGGTATATTTACAAAGAAGTATTCACGTAAAAATGCATATGATAGGTTTAGTATCTTAAATAATAGAATAAAAGACACTGAAATGTATGCTGTTGCCATACCAGACTACGTTAATATCACATATAGTAGTGTTATATTTACAGACTATATGGAACAAAACAATAAAATAATAGAGGGTATAAATTTTGCATCAGATTCATATTGGGGAGATGTTAATAAATACAAATTTAGAGCTATGATAGATAACTACACCACGGCTACTGAACTAGTACAAGGTAATGATAGAATAGTTAAAACTGAATTTAGTATTAAATTATTAGGTTACATAATTACTGACACAATTAATGCTATTAATTTTAATCCTAAGAAAATGTATAGTAAGTCTTCTATAAAAATTACGAGCGAAACAGAAAATAAAGCTACGTGAACTGCTATTTATTAGTAGAAAAGGTTGTCTTAATAGGAATAAAAAAGTAAGAGAGGTAAATGACTACTTTTTCAAGTGAATTATCCGGATCGTTAGTATTTGCATCCGGTAGTCAGGTTCAGGCTAGGATTGTGCCACATACAGCATCGTTAAGTATAACTGGTGCACTACATATATCCGGTTCGGATTTAACTGTCGATGGCACCTCTGTACTTGCTCGTCTATCAAATTTAGAATCAGGCGCTCCAAGTAATTCGGCATCATTAGGACCTCTTAATAGAGCAACTGGCTCTTTACAAACTTTTACAGCATCTATACAATCTGAAGTAGATGCAATCAAAATAACAACAGCTTCATTAACATCTTCAGTAGAAACATTAACCTCTCAAGTTTCTTCGTTAACATCTGTTACTGGTTCGTATGTAAATACGTCTTCTCAATACTTTTCTGAATCAGCTCAAATATCTGCATCTGGTTTTCTTACCTCTCAATCAGCTGCAGCATTAGGATTCAGTAATGAAAACGTAACTTCTGGTA